AAGCAAGAAGCCAAGGCACAGCCCAGACTAATTACGACTTGATTAGAGATGCTGGATTCCATAAGATGAAGATTAAAACAGCAAACCCACGAATCCACGACCGCAATAATGCGTTCAATTCTATGTTGCGAAATGGTAATGGTTCTGTTAATATGGCCATATGCGAAAGGAATCACGAATTAATCACTGATTTAGAGCAGATGTCATACAATGATAAGGGCGAAGTTGACAAGTCAAACCAAGACTTAACCCACTCGGTGGATTCGGTGGGTTACTATATTGAATATGAACACGGCTTACATAAGACCGAAGTTCGCAACATTAGGATGAGAGTTGGATGATAATTAACAAACACCCACGCAATGACATTAGAAGCACAATCAATAGCAATGGCTCACGATTAGCTAAATTCAGTAAGCGTTATCAAATGTATAACGACAATTACAATGACCAAGTTGTATCTAAATTAGGTCAAATCTATAGGGCATTTGCTCAATTAAAATTAGACGTTCAAATTAACGACAACAACAACATTTATAAGCAAGTAGTTAATGCTGTTTCTAATGTGTACAGTTTTGGCGTTAATAGAACATTTGAGTCAGATGATGCTCAAGAATTGTACAACGAGTTACGTATTGACAAGACTATGGCACAAGCAAACAAGTATATGAACGCCTTTAATGACGTGCTGGTACAAGTTAGCTGGGATAGCAAAAAAGAGCAGCCAAAGGTAATGTTAAGGTTGCCACATTTAACCGAGGTTGGTTATGCGTCTGGCGAAGTTGAGTGGGTTGCTTACTTCGTTGAAATGACTGGCAAAGATGAAAAGACTGAACGCTGGGCGTATTGGTCAGACACAGAGCATTATTACATTGACAAATCATCTGGTGAAGATAAGATTGTAGCTGTTGAAGATAACGAGGAAATGGTTAATCCATTTGGTGTATTGCCTTTCGTGTTCTTACATAACGGCTGGCGTGATGAATCTTTCTGGGATTCATATACTGGTGATGATTTAACTGGTGGTACAATTGATATGGCAGTTCATCTAACGTTTTTGAATCACATCATCAAGACACAATCATTCAAGCAATTAGTTGGTAAAGGTGACAACGTGGGTGAATTGCTCGGACAAGTGTTAGACCCATTAAGCATCTTAACGCTTACTGGTCAAAATACAGAGATTGACGTTTTAGACCTACAATCCAACTATGAGCAATTACATAACGTGGCACAAGAGTTAGCTAACAATCTAGCTATTAGTTACGGTGTATCACCATCTCAATTTAGAATGACTAGCCAAGCATCATCTGGCTTTGCTTTACAGATGGAAAATCTTAAATTAGATAGGTTCACACTAGAGCAACAAGCAGACTTTAAACAGTATGAAAAAGAGTTATTCACATTGATTGGTCAAGTATCTGAATATTATGGCAAGGCTGTTAATGGAGAAATGACTGTTGATTTTGTTGAGCCTAACTACCCAGCAAGTGAAACTGAGCAATTAACTATTGACCAGCAAAGTATTGATTTAGGTTTAAGTTCACCACACAAAGTATTGATGCGTAATAATCCAGACTTAACAGAAGAAGATGCAAGGGTTGATGTTGATGATAATATTAACGCTCGTAACGATATGCTGAACAAGGTTAAAACTGGTGGCTCCTTGACTGATACTATGGCTGCTTTAGGTCTAAATGCCAACGCTTGATGCCATATATAAGCAAGAGCAAGCCAAGATAGGCAGGTTCATTGCTCAATTTGATAAAGACATACAAGGTATGTTTGAAAAGGTTAAGCGTATATCAACAGCAAAACTTGCTGGATTAAGTACAGATGATATTTTAAAGTATGAATTTATCTGGCGTGAGTCATTAAAGGAAGCTGGCTATTATGCGTTTGTTAATGATTTGATTGATAAGCAGTTTGACGGTATTTATTCTGGCGTTTTAAAAACGTTTGAAGCTGGTGGATTAAAGACAGCATTCACAACTGAAGATGCTACTAAGATTCAGATATTGAAACAAATGAAGCGTGATTACTTTATCCGCCTTGGTGATGATGTTGGATTGACGGTTAAACGTGAATTATTCAAATACGCTATTGCTGATGCTTCTGTTGATGATATGGCTGTTGGTATTGCTAATACCTTGAAAGGCTCTAATCTGGCTAAATACGCAACCACATACGCTAACACAGCTATATTAAACTTCTATCAAGAGATAATTGATTTAAAGGCTAAAGGTTTAGATGGTGTTTGGGTTTATGAGGGCATTAAAGATGCTAGAACTCGTGATTTTTGTAGACACGTATTAAATAAGAGAAAGTATTATGATGGTTCTGATAAAAGTCGTATCGCTTCTGATGATGACCGTGCTTATAATTGCCGTCATCAATTTGTTTTCATAGATGAAGATGTAGCTATTGCTGATGGGTATAAAAAAAACAAGTAGTCCAAACTTTAACAAATATGAGCATAGAACCTCAAATACTGCTAATTTATTTACGCTAACAACACGTGATTTTATACGTAAGAAGATGCGAGAACGCACTCAGCGTGGTACTGATATTAAAGGCAAGAAGTTCAAACCCTATTCAGATGAATATGCTAAGGATAAAGGCAGAGTTAAAAGCCGTGTTACATTGACTGATACTGGTGATATGTTGGCGAGTATTCAACATAAACAGATTGAAAACGGAATGAAGATGTGGATACCAGCTAAAGAGGTGGAGAAAGCAAGACACGTTCAAGCCTATGGTCGTAAGTTCTTTAATATTGATAAGAAGCAACGAGCGTGGATTAAAAAGAAGATTGGTAAGTTTATAATCAAAGGCGTAAAATGATTGTAAATTCAATAACTTAGTGTTATTATTAAAACAACTTTTATATAAAAGAGGTAAATGTTATGGCTGACGAGCATACAAACGGCACGGTCGATACTCCTAAGACTGAAAATGAGGTGGTTATATCACAATCAAAACTTGATGCGTTAATTGATAAAGGCTTTAGCAAGGGTGCAAACCGTGCTAAGTCTGAATTAGCTGAATCATTAGGTGTAGATTCAATTGAACAAGCACGAGAGTTAATTAATGCGAAACGTGAAAACGATGAAGCTAATAAATCCGATTTGGATAAGGCAGCAGAGTTAATCAATACGCTTAATGGAACGATCAAAGGCTTGGAAGCAAACAACAATGAGATTAAAGCCGATATGGCAGTTCAAAAGGTTGTGAGCGAAAACGGTATCAAAGATGCTGATTACTTCAAACATCTATTAGCACAAGCTAGTGCTACTGATGACTTTGACCAATCAACATTTATTGACCAATTAAAAGGTGATAAACCTTACTTATTTTCTGGTGGTGAAGTACAACCAAAGAGAGTAGATGCGACTTCAAACCGAGCGTCATTAGATGTTGGTGAACGAGTTAAATCCGCTAAAACTATGGCTGAACTATACGCACTCCAGAATGAATTATAATTTCTTAGGAGAAATAAAATGGCTGTAAATACTAAATCACTACTATCGGATTCGGTAGTAGATTTAATGAATCAAGCGGTTATCGTATCTGGTAACTCTTACAACAAAGTTGATGCTTACGCTACTATTCGTCAAGACGATATGGCTTCATCAATTGCTTTCACTGTATTCTCACGTATGTCGGCGGCAACTACGCCACTAACTGACGGTACTGAAGCAACATCAACAACAATGACTGACACCAAAGTTACTTTAACTATGGCTGAATATGGTGCGGTAATCACTTCAACTAGCTTGGCTAATATTGCTACTGCTGGTAAAGCTGACTTAGCATCTGCTGAATTAGTTGGTGTAAACCTTGGTGAAACAACCGACAAGTTAGGTCTTGCTGCTCTTGAAGCTGGTACTAATACTATCGCTGCTGATACTGCTGGTACTTTAGATAACCTAGACTTACGTGAAGCATATACTGCTTTGGCTAACGCTGGTATCGCTAAGTTCCCAGATGGTCGTTTTGTAGCATTTGTTAATCCAGCTCAAGTATCTGATATTAAAGGTGATTACATTACTATTGCTCAAAACACAGATATTGGTCAAGCGACTTCTGGCATCGTTGGTGCTTTAGAGGGTTTTACTATTGTTGAAGATTCTAATGTTACGGCTGGTACTGCTGTTTGTTTCGGTATGAACGCACTTGGTAAGGCTGTTGCTATGAATCCAATGCTTGTTATTGCTGAGGGTAATGATAATTTAAATAGAAAAATTAACGTAGGTTGGCATGGAATTTTGAAGTATGGCGTTATCGATCAGAACGCACTTCGCGTACTAACTGGAGTTTAATGTGAGTAAAGCAGTAAGTAAAAAAGCAGATGCTAAAAAGACTTCTGCTAAACTTAAATTAAAAGCAATTGCTGACGGTTCACACGGCATTGATGGTGGTATCTATACCTTTAAAAAGGGTGATACCGTTACTGTATCTAAAAAAGCACACTACGACTCTATGAAAGAGTTGGCGTGTTTTAGCGAGGTATAACCAATGGCGTGGGTGCTTAAAAATGCGGACATTATTGCGGCACTACCAGTATTAGCTGATTACTATGAAAAGGCAGATGGTGGCTCAACTACAACTTTAACTTGTGAGCGATTAACTTCGCTTGATGATGCTGAGTTGATTGGTGCTACTATTGGCTTTGTCAATGGTGATAATGCTGGTACTGATGCTGTAATAACATCATATACATCAAGCTCAACAGCCACACTCGGTTTTGCGACTCTATCCAATGCGGTAGATAGCTCAACTGGGTTTGGTATTGTGTTGATTGATTATCAAACTTACATTGATCGTGCTTATGACATCATCGCTAATGAGATGCGTAATCGTGGCTTAGACATTACATTATTTATAACAACTGCTCAAGTTAAGGAATTACACCTTACTAAAGCACTTGAATTGATTTGTATGGCTAAACGACAAGATGCTGATACTGATGATATTTATCACGAGTCATATATGGTCTTTAAGGAAAACTACGAAAGTGAGTTGACCACATTAAAGGCTGATTATGATACTGATGAAGATGGTACGATTGAAGAAGCTGAGAAGAAACAGTCTAATCAAGTGGTATTGACAAAATGATTAGTCTGCTTAAATCAAAAGGCTATAAATTGACAAAGAATGACACGCTCAATAATCGTGAATTCCGAGAGTCTATCAAGGCTTATAGCATTAATGAAGAACGTTCAACATTTGCCGAACAAGTGTATGACCATTTAGAAGAATACGAATTGTATTTAGATGAAAGGTTATATACCGACAAGAAGATGAAAGCGATTCTTGATGCTACAAGAGGTGAGGGAATTGAGGAAGCGGTTGTTGCTGTTGAACAGCAAGAGCGTGGTTATTTGATTACATTTACAACAACTAAAATAGGAGTTACATAATGGCTATTCAAGGTTATAACGGTAGTGCTACTATTGCTTCTGGTGCTATGGGCAACGCTAAAGCGTGGTCTTTAGACATCAGTCAAGAAACAGCGGATATTACCGACTTTGGTTCTAACGGTTGGAAAGAATCAGCAACAACTTTAAACAGTTGGTCTGGTTCAATTACAGCAATATTTGATGCAAGTGGTACAGCTGAGGGCGCATTACAAACTGGCTTAACTGGCGGTTCAGTAGTGGCTTTAGACTTACAGCTTGGTGATGGTACTGGCTCATACGATAAGTATTCGGGCAATGCTAACATTACAAGTCAAAGCGTTACAAATGATGTGAACGGTATTGTGGAAGTTACTTTCAATTTTGAAGGTACTGGCGCACTAACAATCGCATAATTTTACGGGGATTAAGTTCCCCGTTTTTATTTATAGAATATGAATAAATTATTAAAAGCACTCGAAAAAGAAAGTACAGATATTCGTTCAGCCGATATGATGGTAAACGGTGAAGTTCACCAAATCTATTATCGTGTTATGTCTGGAGATGACCACGCACGAGCGTTAGAGTTATCTAAGCGGACGAAAACAGTTAAAGAGGTTGATGGTTCAACTGCTGACTTAACTTACTATGATGACGATTTACTGCGTTGCCATATTATCTACTTTCAACTACTCAATAAAGAGGGTGAACGTGTTTTTAATAATTTAACTAAAGTTAAGTGGATTAAAGATAATATTACTTATGAAACGGCTAGTTATTTGGCTGCTGTTATGGGTCTTAAATCTGTTGGCGATATTATTGAAGAACAACAAGAAGTTTTAAAAAAGATGAATGGCTAAAGGCTAAGGCATTTCTTGCCTTTGAACTTCATAAGACCATCTCCGAAATTAACGCATTGCCGATGTCTGAAATTGGTACACTAATGGCATACAAGATTAATGCTAACAAAGAGGTAAAAGATGGCTGAAGCTGATTTAAGTTTTAAGATACTTGCTAACGGAAAACCCGCTGAGAAAGCAATTAAGGGTGTTTCTAATAAGACAGAACAATTAGGTGACCAGACTGAAGCAACTGGTAAACAGATGGATTCATCACTTGATAAGATGAAAACAAGCTGGATTGCTGTTGGTGCGAGAGTTGCTGCTGTTGGTGCTGCTATGGCTATTACCGTTCAAAAGGGTAATGAGTTTGATAAGATGGCTGCTGGTTTATCTGATTCAATGAAAGACTTCGCCCACGAAATGGCTGGAGTTAGTGATACAACGGCTGATATTATCGCTGGTATGCTTACATCGGCTCAAACTGCTGGTCTTAACGAAGATGCCATGAAAGGTTTAGTTGAGCAAGCATTAGCATTAAAGGCGGCTTATCCACTTGAATCGTCTGAAGCATTCAATGAAAACTTGATTATGCTAAACACATCAACAGAAGTACAAGGCTTCTTAGTTGATATTATGGAACAGCGTTTAAAGGCTGCTGGTTTAACCATTAAAGATATTGATTTATCTACACTTTCATTAGCACAAAAACAACTGTTATTAAATAGCGCAATTGAGCGTGGTAATAGTATTCTTGATGCCAATAAATATAAAGCAGTTGATGAAGCAATGGCTAAGTGGGGTGAAACACTTACAAAAGCTGGTGATGGTTTAGTTTATATTGCTGAAAAATCAATGCTATTAGGCTTGGTGACTAAAGTTATTAGTTCGCTTAATGTTGTTGTTCAATCATTCGTTGGTGGTATTAATGATTTAAGTTTAGGCTGGGCGCAATTAAAAGCGCTGATTGATGACACACCAGAGAAACTTGAGAAAGTAAAATTAGCAAAGTTGGCTGTAGCTAAGTCTGATTTGGCACTTGCTAACGCATTAAAAAACGTAACTGGTGAGTTTGAGTGGCTAGATAAAGAAGTTGAAAAAACAAAAGTGTTAATTGATTCTTTAACAGATAGTAATACAAAGCTAAATGAAGCATCACAATTAACTACTGAGCAAATAGCCGACCTTAAAAATACAATGCTTGAAGCTACAACGGCAACGCAAGATTTTAGCGTTGAACTTGATGCGGTTAGTGATACTGGTAAGAAAACAGCTGACACTATTGCAAATGGATTTGCCGATATGATGATGGGTGTTAAAGGCTCATTTAAAGCAATGATTAGGTCTATCGTTCGTGATATGATTTACGCTGCTGCCAAAGCAAGAATATTAAAAGCTATTGCTGGATATAATGCTCCAACTGGCTTTACTGGTGATATTCCAATGGGAACAACTCCAGCGGCTGATTTAACGCCTTGGCATGGTCAGACAGAATCATTTGTAGCAAGTGGAGGTGGAACAATAACACCGATTGAATCATTCCACGGTGGTTATCGTTCAGACGAAAGACTTGCTAAATTACAAGTAGGCGAATCAGTTATTAATCGTGCTGGTTCAGCAAGGAACGGTGAAGCAATTGATGCTATGAATGCTGGTCAAAAGATTGGTGGCGGTGATAATATCCAAAACGCAAACATTACATTCCAAGTACAAGCATTTGATTCTGCTTCATTTCAGCAAGGAATGGTACAAAATCGTGCTACAATTGTTGGCGTAGTTCGTGAAGCATTTAATCGTAACGGTAAATCGGTGGCATTATGAGTTTTCCCACATCTCCAACAGCCAGTTCAATCAAGATTACTGGCATTAGCCCGACACTAACAAGTGTTACTCATTCATTAAAAAGACAAGCGCGTTCTCGTGGTGGTCAAAGATGGTTGATTGAAGCTGGTTATCCAGCAATGACACGAAGTGAATTTGCGCCACTCTGGGCGTTCGTTAATGCTCAACAAGGGCAATATAACACCTTTACTTATAAACCGCCTATATACAAAGATACGAGCGGTACAGCTACTGGTACATTGCTTGTAAATGGTGGTGATAGTGCTGGTGATTCAAATATTACTTGTGATGGCTTAACTGGTACTTTAAAGGCTGGTGATTTTGTTAAATTTGCTGGTCACGATAAAGTTTATACATTGACTGCTGATGCCACTACTTCGTTAGCAATTGAACCACCATTAATGAGTGCGGTAGCTGATAACGAAACTGTTACATACAATGATGTACCGTTTACTATGGCATTTCAAGACGATAAGCAAGAGTTGTCAATGGGTGTTGACCAGTTGGTCGGTTTCTCAATCAAATTAGTTGAGGTTGTTTAATGGATAGGGGTTCAACGTCAGCATTTCAAACTGAAGTTGTTAAAAGTAATAATAGACCAGTTCATCTTGTTGAAGTTTACTTTGATGATGAAACGGTTTATATGACTGATGCCTTTAAAGATATAACGTACAACTCAAACAGCTATACGGCAGTCGGTCATTTTATGGGCTTTTCAGATATTGAAGAAGCTGCTGAAGTGATTGTTTCAAGCGTTACATTGTCATTAGGTGGTATTGACCAAGTATGGATTAGTCGTGTATTAAACAAGGCTTACATTGATCGCACC